ACTAACAACGCATATGACGGTGAGAAGCTACATATGTTATACCTCGATGAGGCTGGTAAGTGGGAGAAGCCAAACGATATAACAGACGCTTGGAGAATACAGAGAACCTGTCTTATTGTTGGTAAGAAGATCGTTGGTAAGGCTATGGTTGGAAGTACTGTAAACCCTATGGATAAAGGGGGTCAAGAGTACAAAAAACTTTGGGCAGATTCAAACCCAGCAGAAAAGAACGCCAACGGAAGAACAACTAGCGGATTGTATAGGATATTCATACCTGCCTATGAAGCGCTAGAGGGTTTCTTTGATAAGTACGGGAACCCAATTATTGACGACCCAGAAGAGCCCGTAGAGGGCATTGACGGGGAGATGATTAAGATAGGGGCTAAGACGTTTTTGAAAAACGAAAGAGCATCTCTTAAACACGATGCTGCTGCTATGAACGAAGTTATTAGGCAGTTTCCGTTTACAGAAGACGAAGCGTTTAGAGACAGTATCGAGGGTAGTATCTTCAACATTGGTAAGATATACGATCAGATATCTTACAACGATGAGCTATATCCAGATCCAGTGGTGCGAGGAAATTTTCTCTGGAAGAACGGAGAGAAAGACACTGAGGTTGTGTGGAGGCCATCAGATAACGGACGCTTTAGGGTGACATGGCTACCACCGTCTGAGTTAAGAAACCAAAGAAAAATAGAAAGGGGAAAGCTTGTTCCACCAAACCCTCTTGTCGGTTGCGGAGGTGTTGACTCGTATGACCTTGACGCTACTGTTGATGGTAGGGGGTCTAAAGGTGCGCTACACTTATACAACAAGTTTAATATGGAGTACCCATCAAACATGTTTGTTCTTGAGTACGCATCTAGGCCGCCTATGGCTAAGATATTCTACGAGGACGTCTTGATGGCTGCTTTCTTCTATGGTTATCCAATTCTAATTGAGAACAACAAGTACGGTATAGCGAGGTACTTTGAACAAAGGGGGTATGACGGATATCTTCTGGAAAGACCAGAACACTTGAGAGTTCCTGGTAGTCATAGCAATGTAAAAACAAAAGGTATACCATCGAACAGTCAGGACATTATACACTCTCATGCTCAGGCCATCGAAGCGTATATACACGATCATCTTGGTTATCATCCAGAGACTGGCGAGGCTGGCAAGATGTATTTCAATAGAACTCTAGAGGACTGGATTGGTTTTAAGATAACAGACAGGACAAAGTTTGACTTGACGATAAGTTCTGGTTTGGCGCTGTTGGCCGCCCAAAAAGCGAAGCCTAAGCCAAAATCTAACTTCCAAGAAAAGGTGTTTTTTAGGCGATATGAAGTGCGCGGTTAAATTTAATATATTTGCTTTTGTATTATACAGCAAGTAAATGCAGGAAAGAAAAACATCTGGTTTTCCAGACCCACTAGCGTCTAAAGAGCAAAAGGAAGATAAAAATTACGGTCTTCAGTACGCGCGGGCGATAGAGTCGCAGTGGGGAAAAATGAACGAAAAGTCATCAATATTTGGGAAGAGGAACGACATATTTGAGCGGAATCGTAAGTACGCTAACGGAACTCAAGACACGAGTATATACAAGCAACTACTCAAATCTCTTCAGCCAAACAGCGGCGACGGAAGCCTCCTTAATCTTGACTATACTCCTGTACCGATACTTCCAAAATTTGTTAGAATCGTTGTCAACAAGATTCTTTCAAAGTCACCATACCCGAACATAGAAGCTATTGATCCACTTTCTTCGTCAGAGAAAAATCAAAAGAAGAATAGGATAAAGAATCAGGTAGCTATGAAAGATCAGCTTAAACAGCTGAAGGAAAAAACTGGTGGCCTTGTTATTGATCAAGACCCAGATCAGCTCCCTGATACACTCGAAGAAGCTGAGATTTTTTTGGACACAAACATAAAGACTGATGCTGAAATAGCAGCTCAGCTTGGTACTGAACTTACACTTTCGTGGAACAACTTTTCAGACACAACACTCAGAAGATGTGTGAATGATTTGGCATCTATAGGTATAGCTGTATCTAAAAGAAACAACGATCCAAACTATGGTATAGCTGTAGAGTACGTAGACCCTGCGAAGTTTATACATAGCCTAACAGAGGATCCTTTTTTCAGCGATATAGTTTACGCTGGTCACATAAAATCAATCCCTCTTCACGAACTTATTAGGTCATCGGACTACGAGTTTACAGAGCAGGACATAATAAAGCTTAAGAAGCTCGCGACGAAAAACGGAAGCAGTAGAGATAGTCTGAACACTCTTTACTCATCCCCGTCACAGGTAGCGTCATACAGCGAGTACATGGTTGACGTGCTTGACTTTGAGTTCCTGTCTGTTGATAAGATGTACTTCGAGGAGAAAGAAAACAAATACGGAAACAGCGGATTTTATTACGAGGGTTATAACTACAAGGAGAGGAAGGGTTCTGTCTACGAAAGAAAGCCACACTCTATGGACCTTGTTACTGTGTACGAAGGCAGGTTTATTCTGAACAGTGAGTTCATAGTAAACTACAGACAGAAGCCAAACGTACCTAAAAATATACACGACATAAGCAGATCAAGACTCTCTTACTCTGTTGTGGCTACGAACATGCTTGACTCCATGCCGAAGAGCATGGTTGATAGCTGTGTTGGTTTTGCTGATATGCTTCAGTTGACTCACTTGAAGATACAACATGCAATTGCAAAGGCTAAGCCAGACGGGTTGATTATTGACATCGAAGGTCTTGAGAATGTCCAGCTTGGGAAGGGAGGTGAAATGCAACCGCTGGAACTTCAAGATATATACGAACAGACGGGTGTATTCTACTATAGAAGTAAGAACCCAGAAGGTGGATTCCAGAACCCTCCTATCAGAGAAATAGGAAACAGCATCCGCAATATAAACGAGCTCATAGGTCTATACAACCACTACTTGAGACTCATAAGAGACGTGACAGGCATCAACGAAGCTATGGACGCTAGTTCTCCAAAAGGTGAAGATCTTGTTGGGGTCAGAGAGCAGGCTATAGCTGGCGGAAATAACGCCATATATGACATCACGAATGCATCTATGATGCTGTATAAGTATGTCTGTGAGGACGTTGTAAAGTGTTTGCAGATAATACCTCCAGACTCTGTTCTTATGCGTATATATCAGAACGCAATAGGCAAGGAGAATATGAAGGTTCTTTCTTCTTTCAACGAACTACCAATGTACAATTTTGGTGTTTACGTGCAGAAAGATCTTGAAGAGAAGGAAAAACAGTATCTCGAACAAAACATACAGATAGCTTTGTCTCAAAAAGAAATAGATCTCGAAGATGCTATGGCTATAAGAGGTCTAAAAGACATCAATCAAGCAGAAAGGCTTCTTATTGTAAGAAGAAAGAAGCGGATGAAGGAGATGCAGGAGATGGCTCAGATGAATGCACAGATGCAGGCTCAACAAGCTCAACAAGCAGCTCAGGCTGCTTCTCAAGCAAAACAACAAGAGATGCAGATGCAAGCTCAGTTGACTGCTCAAGAACTTCAGATGAAAGCTCAGCTTGAGATCCAGGTTGAAGCAGCTAAGCATGAGATGAAGAAAGAGATTGAGCTGATCAGAGCTAAAGCTACTCTCGGATTAAAAGAAGACGATAAGAACTTTAAAGAGAAGCTTGAAGTGCTCAAAGAGGACAGAAAGGACGAGAGAGTGAAGAAGCAAGCTGTAGAACAGAGCAAGCTCTTATCTCAAAGAAAAGACCAAAGAGGTGAGCTTCAAGAAGATGTGGAAATGGGTGAAGAACCACAAAGTGGCGAAGAACTTGTAAAAAATATAATGAATGGCCTCCAATAAAGTAAATCTCGATGTATCAGAGAAGCTCGATATAACGTGCAGAAAGGGCGACTCTTTTGAATTGACAATAAACCTGAAAGATTCTTCTGGTGTTGGTCTTCCTCTTGTTACTGACAACTATGAGTTTCTCATGCAGGTCAAAGGCTTTAAGACGACAGAGGGTAGACCTTTGGTTCTTTCTACGCTTGGCAAGGGAGAGCAAAAATCAAGAAGCGGTTCTTTTATTGAGTTTGTTAATAAGGATGACAGCGGCAACGTGACAATAAAATCTACTGCTGAGTCAATGAGAGAGGTAACTCCTGGTAGATATACATACGACCTTCAGTACAAAACTGGCACAACTGTAAAGACAATACTGAAAGGCAGGTTTGTTGTGAATGACGATATATCAGAAGAGCTGTCATAATGGCTATAACAGTATCACCTTCAGAAACGATATCAATTACTGTAACTCAAGACGGAGGTTCTCCAGTTACGGTTGGTTCTGCTACAACAAATTCTGTATCTGTTCAGAGTCCAGCAATTCAGTCTGTTGAAGTTACAAGCAAAGGGCCTAAAGGAGAGAAAGGGGAAAAAGGAGAGAAAGGTGACAATGGTGCTGACGGACCAGCAGGGCCTGGCGTGGCTGTAGGTGGCGCTACCAGTACGTTCTTAGTTAAATCCTCTGGAGATGACTACGATACGCAGTGGACTAGCGATCTGTCATCAAACAGCATCCTCAACACAAACACAATAGTATCAATTGGTTCTATATCCACTTACAGTCAGCTGAGCGCTGACAGTATAACCACAGTTGGCAATGTCGGGGTTGGGACTACTTCACCATCAGACAAACTAGACGTTAGCGGAAACATAAAGCTTGTCAACACACAGGACTACATAAAGTTTGCTAATGATTTTGTTAAGATAAAAAGAGACGGAAGCAACTCGTTAGAACTTTCTTCTTACGCAGATTTTAAATTTTACAATACAGAAACTCCAGGTCAAGTAGCTGTATTGAAGAGCGATGGTTCTTTAGGTCTTGGGGTTTCTGCTCCACGAGAAAAGCTTGAGGTTGATGGAAACATAAAGTCTACTGGTGATGTCCTTGTAGACGGCAACGTAGGCATCGGGACTACTTCACCAGGAACCAAACTTCATGTCGTAGGTAATAGTTACGTACAAGGTGACATGGTTGTCGGCCCTCAAGGCACTGCCCCTATCTCTGGATACACGTTGTCTATAAGAGATACAGTCCCAAGTATATATTTTAAAGACCAAACGGGGAATGTTGGCGATGGTAGACTTCACGTTAACAGTAACATATTTAGTATAGGTGTTGACCCAGATAATGTAACAACAGATGCTGTCCTCCGCTTTGAAACAAGGGCATCAGAGCGTATGCGTATTGACCACGATGGCAACGTAGGTATCGGCACTACTACACCAGCCACCAAACTATATGTTGACCCAGGCGATGACGCTTGGGCTATACAAGTTCCATCTTATAAACGCATAGGATGGGATGGCGGGGCAGCTCAATACCTTACAGGTTGGAGTAGTAGGATAGCATTCCATTTAGGAGGGTTAGTTGGAGAGGCTGGAAGATTTAGTAGTTCTGGTGATTTAAATAAATTCGTTGTTGAGAGAGCTATACACTTGGGTGAAAACTCAGGAGACACAGGCGACACTCGCTTCACCCGCCTCGGTACAGGTATAGTAGCCATAGGAAACAACGCAGACGACGCAAGCGGAACTTTAGCAGTTGGCAACGTAGGTATCGGCACTACTACACCAGATAAACAACTTACACTTTACGAGGGAGTAACAAACGAAAAAGCAGGCTTAGATTCAAGGGGTATATATTTCAGTCGAATAAGCGATGGTGCTTATACTGGAACTATAGTAGCAGACACTGGAGGTAACCCAACATATTCGGCAAGAAATAACCACAAATTTTTAGTAAATTCCCAACAAACACTTACTATACGCGAAAACACAAATTTTGCTAGCTCTGGTGTTGTCTCTGTAGGACCTATTGATAATATTGGTATTTCACAAAATTTATTCTCAGTACAAGGACCAGTTGGTATAGGGTCTAGCGTTGCGTACTACAGAGATAACTCAACTACAAACGGCCTCTTAGTTGAAGGTAATGTAGGCATCGGAACTATTTCACCATCAGAGAAGCTGCATGTTGTAGGAAATGGAAAATTCGAAGGTCAGTTACAAGTTGAAAATACAGATGGTAATTTAGGTATTACCACAAATGCGACAGCCGTAACTGGGTATGGTAATACAGTTATTGGAGTTGGGTCTTCAATTACAGGAGGAGATGAAAGTACTGTTATTGGGAATATTAATACTACAAGCTACAATAACACAATTAACATTGGAAGAATTAATAATACTGTAGGTGGTTCAGGTAATATTATACTAGGAAAAGCCCTTAAAGCTACTGGAGCCAACTCAATTGTAATGGGGTATAACCAAACTGTTGGGAATGGGTCAGTATCTTTGAGAAGCGGAGATATAGGTGACAGTGCTGTTGGTATTTCGTCTAATGATGTAACATCATATAGTGTTGGAATTGGGGATGGGGTTACAGCATCTAATAATTATGCTGTAGCTATTGGTCTGAGCGCTAATACGTCTGGTACTAGTGGAGCAGTAGCTATCGGTCACCCAGCTAAAGCAGTAAACGCAGGTGTATCAATTGGGCTTCGTGCTGGACAAAACTCATCAGGAGTAGACAATATTTTAATTGGGACTCAGGCAGGATATAACGCCAGCGCTGGACTTTCCGCATCTAATTGTATTGCAATTGGACAACAGGCTCTACGTGGAGAAGCTACAGCAAGTAACACAATAGCAATAGGTTACCAAGCACTCACTAACCTAACAACAGGAGGTGCTAACACAGCGATTGGCTATCAAGCTGGAGATACAGTTACCACTGGTAATAATAATGTGCTTATTGGGTACGGAGCAGATGTTAGAGACGGAAGTAATGGCAATAACACAATTATTGGAGCCAACCCAGTAGCACATATAAATGCAGCAAACCAAACTGGAGTTGGTAATGCGGTAAAGACTGGAAATGAAAGCACTGCTATTGGGTCACAAGCGGGTTCAAGTTCCTCAACAAGACAAGTAGCTATTGGTTACAATGCAGGAGCCAATTCAGGTACAAGCACTAGTGCTGTACTTATTGGATATTTTGCAGGACAATCTGCTACGGCGCTTGGTACAATCGCAATTGGACATGAGGCACTTAAATCAGCAACAGGAACTGGTAATACAGCGGTTGGGTATCAGGCTAGTAAATCACTTACAACCTCGTTAGAAACTACAGCCATTGGTTACCAAGCTGGATTGAGCGGATCTAACGGAGCTTCTTACAATACATATGTTGGCTATAAGACTGGGACTAGCGGAACTTCAGCACAATCCAATACCATGATTGGGTGGATGTCTGGAACTACTAATAGCACAGGAGACAACAATACGGCGATAGGAACTGGCGCAGCTATATACTTGCTCTCAGGTAGCGGTAACGTAGCTATTGGATCATCTGCTATGTACAATAATAGTACAGGCAGTGACAACGTAATGATTGGCAATCAGTCAGGAAGAAACGCCACAGGAAGCTCTAATGTATTTATTGGTCACGATTCAGGATACAGCGAAACAGGCTCCAACAAACTCTACATAGAAAACTCCGACTCATCCACCCCACTCATCTATGGGGAGTTTGATAATGATATAGTCCGCATCAACGGAGACCTTCAGGTAACTGGGGATACAGAGGTTCTTGGCTATGTAGAATCAAAAAGCATAAAGGTTGATGACACTGGTTTGTCCGCTGCTGGTGATTATGGAAAGAGCGCAGAGATTTGGTATCAAGGTGCTGGTGCTACAACAGCAGGTAGTTTGTACTACTTAAACAGCTCAGGTGACTGGGCAAATACAGACGCTAGTGCAGCTTCTACAGCAAAGGGTATGCTTGCGTTTGCGGCAGGAACAGACTCGGACGTAGATGGGATGATCACAAAAGGGTTTGTTTATCTTGGTACAGATCCTGGCGGTTCTGTAGGTGATCAGGTATTCTTGAGCGAAACAGCTAACGCAGCTACTGCAACAGCTCCGTCTACATCAGGTGCTATCGTTAGAGTTATTGGTCATAAGGTTGCTACCAATGTGATCTATTTCAATCCGTCTAACGATTACTTTGAAGTAGAATGAGTGCGATAGCAAAGTACAATGGCGTGAATGCGTTCACAGCAAAACCTCTTGGTATTGACACAAGGGAAGGAAATGGGTTGTATACACCAAATCAAATAGTTCAAACGAACCTAAACTACAGCTATGATTTTGCAAACCCAAACTCATACACAGGGTCAGGTACTACGACAAATAGTTTGGTCAACAGTTATACAGGTACTATTAACGGTAGCCCAACGCACAATAGTATTGGATGGTTTGAGTGCGATGCAGTTAATGACTACATTGCTTTAGGTGGGTGGACTAGGCCAGCTACATGGAGTTTAGGTCTTTGGTTTAAATGTAATTGGTCTGCAATAACAGACAATTCTTTAAGCCTATACGACACTCGACTTGGCACATCCAACAATGGATTAAGGTTAACGTGCAGAGATGTTAGCGGTGTAAAGACATTAAGGAGTAGAATGATTAATAATGGAAGTAACGAAAACATAAACCTTGACTCAACTACCAATGGAAGTGTCTATTTTGATTCTACTAAATGGTATTACTACGCAATAAGTAGAAATGATTCCACCAATATTACAATATGGTTATCTAATCCGTCGACAGGAAACTTAACTGAATTGGTAAACATAACCCCCAATTCTGGCGTATTATCTAATACAATGAGTGGAAATACTTATGGGGCGGGTGACCAAATTGGAAGTTTTTTTGATGGAAATTTAGGAGAACTACACGAGTACACTACCAATCTTTCACTAACTGATTTTCAACAAAATTTTAATAACACAAAGAAAAGATATGGATATTAATAGAATCTATACAGTGTATAATACGTCAGATGTAAATGACGTACCTATTCAAAAAATAGC